TGGAAGGCATTATCGCCCGTCGTGGTGGCGGCTGTGGTCGAATAGAGCGTTGTCGTATCGATGAAGCTCATGTCAAAGCCGACGCCGAACGCCGGGTCGGACAGGAAGTCTTCGATCACCAACGCGATGTCCGCATCGTTGCCGCCGGTCCATGGTGCAGTATTCCAGCGGAGTGACTGAAGCTCGAAGCTATGCTGCGACAGCGCGTTCGAACTGCCGAAATCATAATTGGCGACGTCGGCGTGAGCGATGCCGGGATAGCCGCGGGCATCGTCGGGATGGTTCGTGGTGAGGTAACCCCATGGCGCCTGGGGGACGGTACCGACGAACAGCGTCATGCCGAGCTTGGAGAGGGTGGTTAGCTCCTTGTCCTTGTAGACCGTCCCGATGCCGTGGATCGGGCCCCAGCAGAATGCCATTTCGAGGCTGCCGGAATAGGTATAGGTCTTGCTGCCCTTGCCGCCGCCACCTTTGCCGCCGGCGCTGTGAGCATGCGATTTGAAGTCGCCCTGCCAGATGATATTCGGCGCGCCCCTGTTCTCGCCCCATGCGATGGGGATCGCGAGATTGCTCGAGGAAGTCTGGACGGAAAGGCCGGTGAATTGGGGGCCTTGCGCCCCCGATTTCTTGCCCAGGAAACTCATCTCAGCGCTTCCAGAACGAGTAGACGCGTAAGGGATTGTCGCTCATCGGCGTGCCGGTAACATCGCATTCGACCACGAATTCCTCCGGCGCGAAGGCATGGACGATCTTCGGCCAGGCCGTGACGATCGCGCTGTGCGAAAAGGTGCGGCCCCAGCGCCACATCAGGATGTCGCCGGGGAGCGCCCGAAACTCCGGCCCGCGTTCGATCAGGGGGCGGTCATCATCATCGGCGCGGGAACAGTAGCTCTCGACCACGGCGAGATAGCGTTCTTCGCTGCGATGCAGATGCCAGTCCGGCGAATAGTCGCCGGGCGTGAACGGCTCGATCAAGCCGGCGCCGGCGAACGCCTCGATCAGGATGTTGGCGCAGTCGCACGCCGCGCCCAAGGTCCGGCCGCGATGCCGGTAGGGCGTGCCGGTCCAGCGCCGCGCCTCCGCCACCACAGCGGCGCGCTCGGCGATCTCAGCCGGGGAGTCCAGCATCAGACGGCACTTTCGGCAACGGGCACCTTGTCGAACCCGAGAAAGAAATCGCGCCAGGAGGAACCGTGGAAGTCCTCGCAGCGCGATGCCGTGCCCGGACAACCCTCATAGGCGGTGAAGCTCTGCCCGACGGCAGGCAGGAAATCGAGCGGCGAGGCCAGATAGAGGCCCGATCCGTCGATCTTCAGGATCTTGCGGACTCGCGTGACGGCATCGCTGTTATCCATGTGGACCATGCCTTCGACGTAATCAGAGGTGGCGCTGGCCCAGGGGAGGAAGCTGGTCGTCGGCGTCCCCGACGTGATCGTGATGAGCGTCGCGAACAGATTGCGATCAACGCCGCAGCCAGCATCGCCCCACACCCGCTTGCAGCGCGACGTGAACAGCGATTGCGGCATCTGGCGGTCAAGGACATTGAACGCGGATTTGACGTTGAGTGTCGCGGTCTGGCGGCCGACATCGGTAAGGCTGGTGAGGGTGCCGTCGAACCACGGCATGCCGCCGAGCCACGGATAGGAGAGGTCAGCCCCCCATTCGGTCGCGATGTAGCGGTCGCGCCTGATCGTGGCGCCGTCGAGATAGCCCAGCAGGAGTGCCCGTGGCCAGGACAGGCGCCCCTGATATTCGGTTTCGCCGGTGTAATCGATCTGGATCTGTTGTTCGTCGACCTGGACGCCGATCTTGGTGTGCGCCTTCAATCCCTTGATGAGAACGTTCCGGGATTGGTAGGTCTGCCGGATAGAGCCCCCGAGCGGCACAACGGTGATGTCGCGACGCGCGTTCGTGTAATGGAGTGGGCTGCCGACCAGAGGCGTGATCGTATAGCAGTCGGCGTAGACGAACGTTCGCGACGCGAGCGCGGCGATCACTTCAGCTTCGGTATGGCCAGGCTGCGCCGTGATGGGCCTCACGCGAGCAACTCGCTGTGGAAAGTTAGGCTTTTCAGTTCCCACAGTTGCGACGCGAACTTCGAAAAGTCGGCGATGTCGATGTCGAAGAAGCAGGTATAGAAATACTGGAAATCCGCGGTCAGGAGCGTGCCATTAGCCGGTGCTGAAACGAACACGGCCTTGTTCGGCATGGTCACAACGTAATCGGCCGGGTTGATCAGATAGGTGTAGCTGATGACCGCGCTCGCACCGGCTTGCGCGGAATTGAAGGTCTAGACCGCAGCCACGACCGCATATTGCATCGCGCCGGGCGTGCCAGCGACCTTGGTCAGGGGCGTCCCCCCGATCGAGACGCCCTGGTCAGACGTGAAGGCTGCGGCGTGCGCTACGGTGACCGTGTAGGGGCCTGAGCCGGGGACAGTCGCCGCTTCGTCGAGGCTGCCATAGACATTGATATCGTTATCGGTATCGACTTGACCGACCGGCTCCGAATAGGTGCCGATCCAGCGCATGAAGTCGAATTGCAGCGTCACCCCATCGCCGGTCGCCAGCACAGCGCCCTTTTCGGCGTAGCCGTCCGGATCCTTGAACAGGAACGGCAGCGCCTTTCCCTTGGCGTTGCAGAAGGCGCCTTCCATCAGGCGCAACGCCGAGTTGGCGCCGGAATAATCCTCCAGGAACGAGAAGGTCAGTTCGAAATTCCAGCGCGGATAATCCGCCAGCGCCAGCCGCGTCGAGTTGAGCGAAGTGCTGTCGCTGACACGGGTATTGAACTGCGGCTTTCGCCCGACCGGGAAGGTGAGGCCACGAAACAGCGGGGGCCGGTCGAGCGCCGCCGGCCGCGTCGGATCGATCGTCGAATTTCCGAAGCCGGGCAGCGTCGTTGTGACCATGATTTCCTCTGGGGGTACGGGAAACAGGGATTCGACCATCATCAGCGGGACGCGCGTATGGCTGTACCCGCCGATGAGCGGCTCGCTGATGATGAGCGGTGCAAGCGTATTTGAATAACCGCCGACCAGCGGCTCGTTGATCACCAGCGGCACCAACGCATTGGCATAACCGGCGAGCGCGGATTCGCTGATGATCTCGCAGACCCGCAATTCGGACATCAGGCCTGCTCCTTGCCGCCGATCAGCAGCGCGTTGAGCTCGCCGCCCGTATAGCCCACGCCGGTTGCAGGATTGATCTCTACGATGTCGCCATAGAATGTCGGCGTCTGGTTGGTCAGCTGGTCGCTGCCCTCGGTCAACGTCGCCCCAGACTTGTAAAGGTTGCGATAGGTGCGTTGTGTCGCGTCGTCCTGCCAGACGGCGCTGCTGACCCGAATGCCGAACACCATCGGGGCATTGATGATCGCCTCGATCGTGAACAGCGATTCGTCGCCTGGCGTGCCGCTATGGATGTATTTGGTGCTATCAAGGCCGGTATTGAGCACCGATTGCCACGCGGTCGCCGCCGGAGCCGATCCGCCGATCAGGAAATCCTGCGGTGTCGAATTTCCGGTGACGAACTGGGTCATGACCCGGCTGTTGCCGAGAAAGCTATTATTCTCCGTGCCGGCAGTATCGCAGAAATAGAGGTCGTCGAAGCCGTAGGAGGCCCATTGCGCTACCGACCAATTGTAATACCCGACCCCGATCATGTCGTAGGTCGGGTTGGCGGTGGCCTTGGTGTTCGCAGCAGGAATTCTGATCACCGTTTTGGTGTTAACTCGAACCTCAACGATGCCCGATGTCGAATCGACCTTGCAGCGCGCCTCGCCATAAAACCACTGGTTCTCCTGGTATATCGCGACCGCCGTTTGTGTCAGCATCGCGCCGCTCGGTGGCCAGCCGCGCCAGACCTGGATTATCCCGTTCTGATAGAACAGCACCGTGATCTGCGGAGCATCGGTCAGTCCGTCATGAAAAACGAGGATCCCACCGATCTGGTTGGTAACGCCGCTGCCGACATAGACAGCAACGCCGGCATAACCATCATCGACCGCAGCCTTGATCGGGACCTTGCTACCGTAGAGACCGCCACCGACCAGCTGCAATGGCTGCCACATCGCCTTGCCGAATGCGAAGCGGCCTGTCGCGACGTCAATGCCGTTGTTCCAGTTGTAATAGCCTTTGGCGGCATAACGACGGGCGCGCTCAGTGGCGCTGAGCCCGGCGGTCATGAAATCGAAGCCCTCGAAAATGCGCAGCGTCATCAGAAACGGAACCCAGCGAAGTGACCTTCGCGCTTCGCCTGCATGATCGCTTTGGCGAGCGCCGCGCGATTGCTGTAGATCTGGCTCGGCGTCGCGCGACCCGAATGGTCGTGATAATTGTAATTGTGGTGCGTCGTCGTGTCCCCGACGGCCGATCGCGATGGTCCGATACCGTTATCGTTGATCGCCGCCATCAGCGCTTTGTTGTCGGCCGCCGGAATGATGCGTTCGCCGGCATGGATCTGAGCGATCATGTCGTTGGGGACCTCATTCGTGCCGACGGCCAGGGTCGCCATCGCGCCGTACCCCACGGCAGCAGCAGACATCGCGGCACCGAACGCCGGCGCACCCAGATCGATCGGGAATGGCGCGGTGGCCATCGATGCGACACCACCTGCGCCGGCAAGGCCCGCGAGCACGGGGATTTGCGCGGCAGCAGAGACACGTTGAGCAATGGCTCCCGCGGCAAGCCCTGCGGTTTCCGTGCCCGTGCGCGCCGCTACACCGGCGGCTGTGGCGGCGGTCTTTCC